AACCAAGAAGAATAAAGATAGGCTTGCTAAGGAAGCTAGAGAAGCTGCTATTGTAGGGCAGGGTAATCCCGCTGTAACAAAGGGGTATGCCGACACCACAACCCCACTAAATACCGCAACTTTTAAGCCTATAAAGCGAGAAGTCCCCTTAACGAGTCCTGCTGAGGCCACTAAGTCCACTCAGGGGAGCACCACTACATCTAGTGTTTCTTCAGAAAGCCCATTGTTATCCTACGCACAGGCTCAACAAGCGCAGACACAGGCAATCCTAGGCACTATTTTAGAAGTGGCTAAGAACCCTGGAACAACCCCAGTGGTAACTAGTAACCCCTCTCTTATGCCTTGGCCCGTATAAAGGATATTATTATGGAATTAGACGTCGAATCCTTAGATTTTAGAAAAGCAGCTAGAGCCAACTGTTATAAGTATGGGCCCCTATACGTGTACTCCTCTCAGTACATAAGCCTCGATAAGCACTCATTTCCTTCGTACCGATCTAAAGAAGGTACCGGTGCCGTTGAAAAGTTTATGGCGCTTATGCAAAGCCTTGGATCTATTGCGGGTGACACGGACGCTTCCGCTAAGATGTCAAAGCCACTACCTGGAGTTACATGGGATGGTGATAAGCTAGACGTGTCGTTTTCGCTAAGTGGTACTATGTACTTCATTGATTACACTGACTACGTCCAGTGTAAAGAAAGATTATTGCGGGAATTTAAGCGGCAAGGCTGGGTAAGGAACATAAGCAAAGGTGTAACTAAAGCAACTAGCACATATAAGCCCGCAATCGACGGGAACGACGCCTTATACGCTGATGACCCCACGGACGCCGCTGGTATGGCCATGATGGCTAACGCAATGCAGAATTTAACAACTAACGTGGATTTGCTCGTTGGTAGAATTACCGAGAACACGGATATGTACGCGGAGGGCTACGCACGCTCATACGATGGGGCATCTAGTGGAATACTCGGCAACATTGAACAAGGATTTAAGGCCATGGGTGCTAACTTTAATGCAGGCATCGCAGGTAAATGGGAGCTAGCAGGCTGGCCGATTGAGTTAAAGGTTGAGGGTGTTACCGTCGCTAAGAGTGTACCCTGTGTTCTACAATCGGACGCAACTTTTGCAGAAAAGAAGTATATTGTAGATAATGAGTCAAACGGTAGGATTTACCCAACAGAGATGGGCGTGTCTATTACTGTAAGTAATCTGTATGGATCGTTGCTCACCACGTCGGCGATAAAGTAAGTTGACTTACTCCCACGATTAAAACCGTGGGATTCAAATGCATATTGCACCGCTGGCGCAAGCACTTAGAGAAGAAGTCCCTTCTCTTACAATATTAACTGATGCATTATGATCTCTATCATGAACGCATCCACATTCGGTACAAACCCACTCACGATCAGAAAGAGTTAATGATTCATTCTTCCATCCACATTCAGAACATAGCTTACTCGAAGGGAACCATTTGTCTACAAAGACAATAGCTTTTCCTTTTTGTTTAGCCACATATTGAAGAATGCTAATGAATGACGCAAATCCGAAGTCCATGATTTTCTTTTGACATGACTTCAACATCGATTGAAGTTCAAGTGTTTCGAAGCAAAGAACATCATACACATCAGTTAGCTTATGAGCTAGCTTCCAGTGCATGTCGTTTCTTTGATTAGCGACTTTTTCATGGAGTTTCAACAGAGTTCGTTTCGATCCCCTCTTTCCTTTAGACTTACTGAACTTTCGGCTCAAACGAGCCAACCTATTCAGATTTTTCTTTAGGAACAAAGGCATCGAGACATTATTTCCATCACTCGCTGTTAAGAAGTTTTTCATACCAAAATCAAAGCCCACGCTGTTACCTGATGTGACCTGATTCGGGTATGATACTTCTTCCTCGCATACGAGGTAGATATAATATCCACGACCTGTTCTCTTGACCGTTAGTGTCTTTATATCTCCTTTAATTTCTCTTGACTTCCAATAAGAATACACTCTATCAGAAATCTTAATCTTGTTCCCTTCCAATAACTTATATCCAGCCTGTTTTGTAGTGAAACTACAATAGTTCTGTCGTTTCTGGAAATGCGGAACGCTCGTTTTCTTTTTATTCTTTAGATTGGAATAGAACAGCTTATAAGCACGATCTATTCTATCCGTTATGTCCTGTATTGCTTGACTTGGAACTTCGTTCCATTCTGTGTTGATTTTCTTCAACTTCGTGAGATGTTTCTGTAATTGATACTTATTCAATTGCTTCTTATACAATCTATAGTACCTTCTATGCAACGCAATACAATGATTATATATTTTTGAAGATAAATCAATTATACGATCAAGATGCTTAGTTGCATCACGATTGTATAGCTTGTATGTGTATGTCTTCAATTGCTTCATTTTTCTATGGACTAATATACATTATTTTAATATATTAAGTGAAGTAATCTGTCGCATTCATCCCACGACTAAAGATCGTGGGCTTTCTGCTCCAAAGTAAGGTAATACCATGGCTAAAAATAACACAATAGAGCTGTTTTTATCAAGCAACGCAAGTATGCCTGCTAAACCTGCAATGGAAGGCCTGGTGCAAGTTACACAGCGTACTCAATACAGACCAGATAAGTTATTTCCAAGAGACGGAACCATGAAGTGGAACATGATCTACAACAACATAGACACCCCTCACAAGCTATCTAACTCACGAGTTTTACGGCTTGTAGACCCTGTCTGGCTAGCAACGGAACTAAACGAACTGGAAGACTTCACACTATGATTACAAGTTCACTAGGAGAGACATCAGGCGTTACGATATACAGATCATTGTCTGGTTATACGTTTGTGACACTTTCTGTCAAAATGGCTACATACAGCGACTCCCCAACGTTCACTCTCACATCTGACGCTGGCGTGTCCGAGTACACGGTGGTAGGTAGTGAAACTTATGGAAGCTCTGACGGGCCCTTTCTACGGGTGAACGGGTTACTTACCAAGCATCTAAAGTGGCTCGACGTAGTACCTATGTCCCTAGATAGCGCAGAGGCTTCGGATATATTAAGTGGTATGGGTATTGAGAACGGCCCAAAGGTTCCACTAACGTTACTAAACTTACAACTTACTTACGGACAGTTAGCGGTATTGCTTTCAAACGTGAGCCCCAAGACTGCTTTAGTTGATTTTAATGAGGAACGTGTGGTCTACTATAGTGACTTGTACAAAGTGAAGCCCACACTAATCCAAGTGCCATTTAGACGAATATACAGCCGTGCCCCTATCGCGGGGCGTATGGGCTGGGATACGTTAGTGTCTGGGGAGTTTCCAAAGGATGCCCAGACTATAATTCCGCTTGGAAATTATACAAACATCGACGAGACTACGATGGGCAACGTGACCAATAATTGCAATGAGCTATCTAAGCTATTTTCGGACATGCAGGTGTTTACCAGTAACCAAGCTTTAGATATAGGCAGCACAGTATTAAGCACGCTAACGCACGATAAGAAAGTCATCGTCGCTGTCGAAGAGCAGGATTCCTTCGTGTATTATTGCATTTGAGGTGAGATGTGGTAGAACAAAAGACACTAGCTAACTTAAGTGACAATGACTTGTACAAGGCCGCTGCACTAGCAGAAGGCTACGAGTCCGTACCTGTGGACATCGAGACGTTCATAAACGATCCTATGTACATGGGCGCTATATACAACAGCGACACAGGTGGCGGTGTGTACCCGTACTGGATGCAGAGGCTCAAAGAGATATACCCAAACCCCCTGTACTCACCAAAAATCGAGGTATGCCTGTCGGGGGACACCGAGGTGGACCTGCTGGACGGGACCACGAGGACCATGGGGCAGCTTTGTCAGGAATACAATGGTCGTGACTTTTGGGTTCTCGGTTTCAACATGAACACCAAGGAGTGGGAGCCTTGCAAGGCACACTCCCCTACGATTACAGGGTTTAGAGAAGTTTACAAGGTGACCCTGGACAATGGCAGATGGTTCAAGGCCACAGGTGAGCACCCCGTGCTTGGGAAGGACAACCGTTGGTACCGTGTGGACAGCCTAGAGGTTGGACAATCCTTGATGCCGTACAACTTGACGCATGACGAGGCGGGGTATGCCTATGTGTGGAACAATCGTTCCCAGCGTCGTGAGAAGCGGAGCCGAGTCGTCCAGCGGTGGAAGAACCCTATGCCGAGTAGCAGGCACGTCCACCATAAGAACCAGGTAAAGACCGATGATAGGCCTTGCAATTTAATTTCCGTAGACAGTATTACTCATTTTAGGCTCCATCATAAGCTATGGCAGGACGGGCTTAGGGACCCTGCAAAGCGACCGTTGCAGGTGCAGAAGATTGTGGATGGCTTGCAAGCCTATAAGACTGCATACCCCAAGGAATACACGGATTCTCGTTCTAAGGGTGGCAAGGCTGCATGGAAAGTAAAGCCCGCGGAGTCCATTCAACGCATGCGGGATGGACAGCGTGCGTGGGCCAACTCCGCTGCGGGTAAGTCACATTCAGCAGATAAGTTCCGAGCATATAACGCTACACACCTAGACGAGTTGCGTGAGCGTGCAGAGCTTGGCAGAGTCTCTCGCTGGAGTGACGAACAGCAACATTTGGATGCATCTACTCGTATGACGGCTAGAAACTACGATGTGGCATTTCAGTCAAAGGCAAAAGCAGCCCGTTGGGACTCTCTTGACCAGCACGATGCTGCGTCTAGTCGTATGTCCACATGGAACTCCGACCCCGAGAGGCAACTCAAGTGTCGTAGGAACAAGATGCTCAAGAATCTTAATCGCATGAGCAACTTGGATTCATTGAGGCTAGATGACCTAGACAGTAGCCGTGTAAAGTCGCTTGCCAAGAACTTTAACTGTATGGTGGATGGGAAACCCTCCATGGACTTGCTGAGGGGTAAGTGGTCGGACATCGTGGAGCAGGCTAAGAACTACAACCATGCTATTGTTTCCATAGAGAAATTGCCCCCCGAACCCGTGTACAACTTCACTGTAGACCGCCTTCACAACTACCCACTGTCTTGTGGTGTTGTCAGTTCCAATTGTATAACTGGCGCTATAGGAATCGGGAAGAGTTCGATATCTATTATAGGGGTTCTTTACGACCTATATCGCGTGACCTTGTTAAAGAATCCACATAAAAAGTACAAGCTTCTTCCAACAACCCCTATCGTAATAACCCTCATTACGGCCACCATGGATCTAGCTGGAGCCGTTCTTGCAGACCAGCTAATAGACGCCATAGGGCAATCCCCTTATTTTCGTTCTAAGCTACTTCCGGGGAAGGGGGATCGTATAGACGAAGATATGTTCCCCCACCACATTGGAATAGCCTACGGCTCTCGTATGCGCCATTCTCTCGGTAAGGCTGTGATTGGTGCAATCATTGATGAAGCCAACTTTCAGAACGCCGTCGCCGACCAAGCTATTCAGAACTATAACTCTATCCGCCGTCGTATGTTTTCTCGATTTATGACGAAAGGTGGCGAGGTTCCCTGCCGTATGTGGGTGGTGTCCTCCAGAAATGAAAACACGTCGTTCCTAGAGTCTCACATTGACGCTGAGAGGGGAAATCCTAGAGTGGCTATATATGAGCCCGCTATCTGGGAAGTACAAGCCCACAAGGGTATCTATAGCGGTGAGACGTTCCCTGTGTTTATTGGCTCCGACGTTGAGCAGCCTAAGATTTTGACATCCGCTAAAGAAATGGATGACTACATGGGGCTTACTATACAAGTGCCCGTGGAGTATAGAAAAGACTTTG